CTGTGGAAAACTATGCTCTTATGTGTTACTTTTCCACATTAAATGGTTAAATTAATGTATAAGTGTTTTCTAAACCTTTTCCACAAAGTGTTATAAATAGAGGGTTAATCTGTGGAAAAAGTGTTAAGAATGTGTGGAAAATGCGTTGAGTTGTTGTTATCTAAGCGAGCACAGTATAACACGAACTCGCTAAAAGTACAAGACCTCGGTAATATTTTGTAACCCTAATCAGTTTTTTAGTTTGTTAGGAATCGGTTATAAATATACACACTAATTGACAGTATATCATATTATATGCTAGACTCTCAGTAACACTCATTCCCTCTAATCCCATGACAGTTTCTAACATTTACGGTCAGAAGAGTAAGTATAGAATAACGCTGGAATTAGATGTATTAGATGACTTTAATCCACATCAAATTGACTGGAGAAAAGTATTAGATATGCAAGACAATGAGACAGTCGAAAGTGTTATCGAAAATCTGTCAATTCCTGTCAGTTGGTAACATTGAGGGGGACGGATAAAGCGTATGTTAAGTATAGACCAGTGCAGCAAGTCTCTAAACTGTTTGTATTACTTTATAAACCAAATTTGAGTTCTAATTATGTCAAACAGTAACGCACAGTTTGTATCACCTAACTTTGCAGAATTCCTTCTAGAAAATGCAAACAATGGTAATGAAATCTTAGCAGTGTTAGATGATATTGTGGAGGGTGCAGATACAGCATTATAATTGATAAGAACTGTGAGGGGTCAGTTAGTGTTACTTTCCCCTTTACACGGTTGTTGACAAATAGGCAGTTAATATGCTAGAATTCTTTATATCGTGAATCAGCAGTGTTTTTGCGGTTCGTTTATATCCTGCGTGGGCGGCGTTGTTAAAAAACCGAAAGTCCCTAACCTACAAAAGTGGGTACATGCGAGAGTTGTATATAAAAAACAAAAAAAATTTCCCCTATATAAAAAAATTCCTCTTAGGTTTTTTTCGACCATAGGGGTTTTTTCATATTTGCCCCCTTAGAGATTATGCCTACTACCTATCACATATATGCAAAGGATACGGTATTGTATTGTAATATAACGGAGAAGGATTTCAAAGAGAAGTGGGAACTACTACAAGTAATGGTAGGGTTACTGAAGACAGAGTATACTACCAATGACTTGTCGTATATCAGATTGGGAGATAGGTCGGTTATCCAGAAAGAGTTATGGGAGGAAGATTCTTATTGACATTCTACATATATCAGTCTATAATTGATATGTAATTACAACACGCTATGGCAAAAGGATTTACAGTAAAAGCCAATGCACCAAAACCCAAGAAGAAAGAAGATTGGGATATTGATGCGATTAAGGCAAGAATGAAAGGAAAGCAGATTGTATTCTGTCTTCCTGGTCGTGGAGTGTCATACATCTTTCTGAAGAACTTTGTGCAGTTATGCTTTGACATGGTTCAGAATGGTATGTCAATCCAAATCTCACAAGACTATTCTTCAATGGTTAACTTTGCAAGATGTAAGTGTCTCGGAGCAAATGTCTTAAGGGGTCCAGATCAGATACCTTGGGACGGCAAACTCGCATATGACTATCAGCTCTGGATTGACTCAGATATCGTATTTGATACAGCGAAGTTCTGGCAGTTATGTGATATGATGGTACCAGCAGAGGCAGTTAATGAAGACGGCACAGTAGATGAAGAGAAGACTCAGAATATCGTCTCAGGATGGTATGCAACAGAGGACGGTAAGACTACATCAGTTGCTCATTGGTTAGAAGAGGATGACTTCCGCAAGAATGGCGGGGTTATGAATCACGAGACCGTCGAAAGTATCTCGAAAAGAAAGAAACCTTTCACAGTAGACTATGCAGGTTTTGGATGGTTGATGATTAAGAAGGGCGTATTTGAATCCGAGGCAATGAAGTACCCTTGGTTTGCTCCAAAGATGCAAGTCTTTGAATCAGGTGCGGTTCAGGATATGTGTGGAGAGGATGTTAGCTTCTGTTTAGATGCAATCGAAGCAGGATATGAGATCTTATGTGATCCTCGTATTCGTGTAGGGCACGAAAAATCTCGCATTATATAATGAATCCGATTAAGGAATGGGTAGAGCACCATCTACCCAATAAGAATGATGAAGATTTGTGGTATTTGGCATCGGAAGTCTTGACAGAACTCTCTAAAAGAGATAAAGTAAGTTACAGGATTCGTGCAACAGACGAATCAGTTGAGAGTAAACTCCAATCTTTGTAATTAAATGCTACTTCTTTCGTATCTCGGTCTAGCGGCGATTCTCGCAATATGCATTTTCGCTTGGTATATCAAAACTTATAACCCACATTAAACATGGCAAAATCAGTTAGTTGGAATTCGGAACAATTAATCTTATCCAAACCGAAAAAAACCCTTCAGGGAAGAGGAAAGCATACCACCTATGGGGCGACCTCTCGTAATAAAGCAAAAAAACGCTACCGTGGACAGGGTAAATAAATACAAGGGACTCGAAAGAGTCCTTTTTTTATTGCAATAATCAAAATGAAAGATTTTTTAGACAATCTGGGTAATCATCAGCATCAAAAAATGCTTAGAGAGATTGCAAATGATGATCAAACTCCTAAAAAAAGAGATTTGAAGGTAGAAAATGACCTATATGAGCCTGATGGACTCGATTATGAGGTAGATTTGATGCATAATGGTGCCAATTCTGCTAACCTTCAGGAATTTTAGTAAAAAACCCCTATAAATAAAAGATAATCGGTGTAATATAGTGCCTGTACAAAGGGTAAGTCAAGGTTTCAAAGATATTAGTATGTCATTTGGGTCAAACCCACTGACAGATGACCTTATTGCGTTAAAAAATGAGAATGCAATAGCAAGATCCGTAAGAAATATCGTTATGACTCTTCCAGGAGAGAAACCTTTTGCTCCAAACTTCGGATCTCGTGTATCTGCACTCTTATTTGAGAATATGGATGAGATTACTTCTAGTCTCATTGTAGATGAAATAAGAACTTCTATCGACAATTATGAACCGAGAGTAGAATTACAATCAGTAGATGTCTTTCCAGACTTTGAAGGTAATTCTTATGATGTCACAATTATATACGATATAATAGGTGTCGATATACCCCCGCAGCAATTACAATTCGCTTTAGAAGCAACTAGGTAAAATGCCATTAGTTAACTTTTCTAACCTTGATTTTGATCAGGTTAAGACCACTCTTAAAGAGTATTTACAAACAAATGCTAATTTTACAGATTATGACTTTGAAGGGTCTAACCTTTCAACTATTCTGGATGTTTTAGCATACAATACTTACATTACTTCGTACAATGCCAACATGGTAACGAATGAAGTATTCATTGATAGTGCAACTTTAAGGGAAAATGTTGTTTCGTTAGCAAGAAATATAGGTTATACACCCCGTTCAAGGACTGCTGCAAGAGCAACGGTAAGTTTTTCAGTAGATTTGACATCAGTTCTACCTACTCCTTCATCTTTGACCCTTAAAAAAGGTCCAATAGCATCAACAACCACATCTTTTGGTAATTCTTCCTTTGTTTTTTCAATTTTAGAAGATATTACAGTCCCAGTTTACAACGGAGTGGCATCTTTTAACAATATTAACATTTATGAGGGTACATTACTGTCAAAAGACTTTACTTTTAATTCTAATGACCCAAATCAGAAGTTTACTTTACCAAATTCTGGTATAGATACCAATTTAATTACAGTAACAGTCAAAAATAATCAAAATTCTACAACTGGAACAAAATACGCATACCAAGATAGTCTTTTTAACCTTACTAAAGACTCAAATGTCTATTTTTTACAAGAAATTAGCGATGAAAGGTATGAAATCTTCTTTGGAGATGGAATTTTTGGAAAATCTCTAACTGGAGGTAATTTTGTTACAGTAAATTACATTGTTTCTAATGGAGATAGTGCAAATGGTGTTTCTGGGTTCGCATTTTCAGGAAAATTAGTTTATAATCGCAATGGTTTGGATTATTCTGTTACAAGTGGCATTTCTTTACTTACAACAGGTCTTTCTTCAAGCGGTGGAGAGAATATTGAGAGTGTTGAGTCGGTTAAAAAGTTTGCACCACGCATTTATGCCTCTCAAAATCGTGCTTTGACTGCAAGTGACTATGAAACACTCATTCCATCACGAATTTATCCCGAAACTGAGTCAATTTCTGTTTTTGGAGGTGAAGAATTAGTTCCTCCTCAGTACGGAAAGGTCTTTATTAGCATAAAACCACGAACAGGTGATTTTTTACCTAATTTGATCAAAGAAAATATCAAAACTAAGCTTAAAAAGTATGCAGTTGCGGGAATTATACCAGAAATTCTTGATTTGAAGTATCTTTACCTTGAAGTTGACTCTAAAATCTATTATAACACCAATTTAGCACCAAATGCTGCTGCTGTTTCGACTTTAGCAATACAAAATTGCACAAAGTACGGAGAATCAACTGAATTAAATAGATATGGAGCAAGATTTAAGTATAGTAAGTTCCTCAAGGTGATTGATGATAGTGCAGATGCTATTACTTCTAATATTACCACCATTCAAATGCGTAGGGACTTGAGAGTTTTAATTAATGCATTTGCAGAGTATCAAATTGGTTTTGGAAATGAATTCCATATTAAGAGTATGGATGGATATAATATTAAATCTACTGCATTTAAGGTAAGTGGGTTTGCAAATGATCTTTACCTATCTGATATACCTAATACCAATAAAGAAACAGGTTCCCTCTTTTTCTTTACTCTTCCCTCTCCAAATTCAACCAGTCCTACAATCGTTAAGCGAAATGTTGGAAATGTTAATTATAAAAAGGGAATTGTGACTATTAATCCAGTTAATGTGTTATCTGGAAAGATAAAAGATGGTCAACCTACTATAGAAATATCTGCTTGCCCTAAATCTAATGATGTTGTCGGATTACAGGACTTATATTTGCAACTAGATATTAGTAACAGTAATTTTGAAACAGTTGTTGATCAAATTTCCTCAGGATTAGATCCAGCAGCATCAAATTATACCGTAACCTCCAGTTACTCCAACGGAACACTAGTAAGATCATAAGATGGCCGTAAAAAGAGTTCAGTTTAATAATATAGTTCAAAACCAGCTTCCTGAATATGTCAGGGATGAATTTCCGCTGGTTTCTGAATTTTTAAAGACATATTATCAAGCAAATGAATATCAGGGTGCTCCTGCTGATTTAATTCAAAATATTGATCAATATTCTAAAATAGATGAACTTACTAATGTAGTTGATAAGGTTTCTTTGAATTCAGACATCACTGCGATTGATGAAACTATATCTGTGGATATGGGAGCTTATCCGCAAGGAACTGATGGATTCCCAGATTCTTATGGTCTTATAAAAATTGATAATGAGATTATAACTTATACTGGAAAAACAGATACTTCTTTTACTGGTTGTGTAAGGGGTTTTTGTGGAATATCTTCATATAAAGCAGAGACTAATCCAGATGTACTAGTATTCAATTCAACCACCTCTGAGGAGCATACAAAGGGGTCTGAGATAACGAATCTAAGTACTCTATTCCTCAAGCAATTCCTATTAAAAACCAAATATCAGTTATTACCTGGACTTGAAGATAGATCTTTGCATTCTGACTTGAATCAGAATGTTTTCATTAAACAAGCAAAAGATTTTTACTTAAGTAAAGGTACAGACCAATCTTTTGAAATTTTATTTAAAGCATTATATAATGAAGATGTAAAAATCATCAGACCAAAGGAATTTCTTTTTACACCATCTAATGCACAGTATCAAGTAACTAATGATCTAGTTGTTGAAGCAATAGAAGGTGATCCAGTAGATTTAGAACTAGCAACATTATTCCAGGATGAATATGGCACTGATATTGGAAAAGCATATGCTCCAATTACCAGTGTAGAGAAAGTTTTTACAGGAACTGCTACTACCGCATATAAATTAAGTGTTGATGGTGGATATAATAGAGATGTAAGAGTGGATGGTGCAATGTATGGTGCATTCTCCATTCATCCTAAAACTAAAGTAATAGGACAGGTAAGTGTAGGTACTACAACTCTAGATGTTGATTCAACTGTTGACTTTACCCATTCTGGAGAATTGTCTGTAGTTTATAATGATGCTACTACAGGTATTGTTTCTTATACTTCAAAATCAACAACTCAATTCTTTGGATGTTCTAATGTAACGGGAATTATCCCAGATGCTGCAAATATTGGAATCAATACTTATGCATATGGAACATCGGTTAATGATTCTACCAAAACTGTTAAAGTTAGAGTTAATAAGGTTTTAAAGAACCTTATATATCCCGATAAGACTGAAGGATACTCTAAAGGAAATGTTGCCAAGATTAAAACATTAGGTACAAACGATAATACTTTTAAAGGTAAAAATTGGTTTTATAATATATCTCCAATTTATAATGTCACTAAAGTAACATTAGTTGATAATGTCGATTTAGCATATGAAGTAGTTACTGAGAACGATACCATATTTAAGATTGGCGATACTGCTATTCTTAAAGGACATGATGGAATTGATAGAGAAACTACTATTACTTCTTTAAATGCCGCAAATGCTTTTATTATTAAAGGTCAAGGAAATATATCTACTGCTCAAACTTATACTATTCAGCGTCTTTTAAACAAAGGAAGATCAAATACTTTTAATGACCTTGAAAGATATTCTACTGATGTACAAAATGTTTATAAGAAAGATGATGATTTAATAGTAACATCTCCATCTATTCCATCTTACAACGATCAACCATTAAATGTTTCTACTAGATCTGTAGTATTTTCTGGTACATTTAGAGGTGATACCTTTAAAATTTCAGATAGTGAGCATGGATTATATACAGGTGATGCAATTTATTATATTCCTCAGAAAGTGGAGTATACTTATTATGATGCATTCTTTGCAAGTAAAACAGGTGTAAGGGTTAATTCTTCATTGTTTACTACAGATTTGGAATTTGTAGTAACAGGTAATAATGGTGGATCAGAAGTATCTAATAGAGTTCCTCCTAATGAAGGTTTGTATTTTGTTAAACGAATAGATTCTACTACTATTAAACTTGCCCGTAGTCGATCAAATCTTAATAATTCATCCTTTATATTTTTAAACAATACTGCTGTTGTAACTGATTGTATAATTGAACCTTATGCTTTAAGAAATAGTACCTTACAACCTCAGAAATTAGTAAGAAAGATAACACCTCCTATTAGTAGTGGAGTTGTTCATAAAACAGAACCAGGAACTACTGGTGTATTAATAAATGGTGTTGAAATATTAAATTATAAATCTACAGATCAAATAACATATGGAAAAATTAAATCTATTGATGTTGTTGATGGTGGAACTGACTATGACATTATAAATCCTCCTCTATTAACAATAACTGATCAAGTTGGAACAGGAGCAACAGGATTTCTTGCTGTTTCTGGTTCTTTGACAAAAATTGATATTGAAGATACTGGATTTGATTATACTGCACCTCCGATTATTAATATTACTGGTGGTAATGGAAATGGGGCAACTGCTTCTGTAAATATGAGGCAAATAGAGCATAAGGTTTCATTTAATGCTGGTGTTCCTTTTGCAGGTGCTGCTACTACATCTTCAGTTAATCTTGTTGATAATACTATTGGATTTGGGAATGTTTATCATAAATTTAGAAATGCAGAAGAAGTAATTTATAATACCGATGGTCAAACTGCAATTGGTGGACTTACTAAAGCATCAACATATTTTGTAAATGTAAAGGATGCTTATACTATAGGTATTCATTCTACATATCAAGCTGCTATTGATGGAGATGCTCCTATTTCTCTTACCTCTTATGGTGAAGGAAAGCAGTTGTTTAGATCTGTTTTTAAGAAATCTATTGTTGATTCTATAAATGTCACTAATAGTGGAAGTAATTATGAGGTTAAGACAAGAACAGTTCAACCTGTAGGAGTTAGTACTGTTTTAGATAGTATTAATATTGAAAATCATGATTATAGTTCTGGAGAAGTTATTAAATATACAACCGATGGAACTATAATAGAGGGTCTAGTTCATGGATCTGAATATTATGTAACATCAGTTGATAAAGATAATTTCAAATTATCTCTAACAAAAGACTTATATGATACAGAGCAGTATGTTAATATTGGATCAAAAGGTGAAGGTACACAGACATTTAATTATCCTGAAATTAGTGTTGAATTGGTTGGTAGTGTTGGAATAGATCCTGTAGGAGCAGATACATTCAAAGCTAAAGTACAACCTGTTTTCAGAGGAGAAATCACATCTGTACATTTATCTAATAATGGTGTTGGATATGGTTCATCAGAGATTGTTAATTTTGAAAGAGCACCATTTATTAGTTTGACTGCAGGGAGAAATGCTCAATTACAACCAGTTATTAGTAATGGAAAAATTATTGATGTTATTGTTTTAAATAGCGGAAGTGGTTATATTTCTATTCCTGATTTAGATATTAGTGGTGATGGTATAGGTGCAGTTCTTACCCCAATAATTCAAAATAATAAATTAACTGATGTTAAGATAATATCAGGTGGTGTTGGATATTCTCAAGCATCTACTACAATCAGTGTTTTTTCAACTGGTAAAGGTGTTAAATTAAAATCAAATATTCAAAGTTGGAGAATAAATCTTTTCCATAAAGATCCGAATTTTACAAAAGATGATGGATTTATTACTGATGGTAATATAGGATTACAATATACACATTTATATGCACCAAGAAAATTAAGAGAAGTAATTTATTCTGTAGACCAGTCTGGTAGAATATTATATGCTAGACCTGATTTAAGAAGAGTAAACAATAGCGAAATCCCATCAGAGTTTCATTCTCCTATAATTGGATGGGCATATGACGGCAATCCAATATATGGACCATATGGATACCTTACAAATCAGGGTGGAACTATTGCCCAGATGAAATCTGGTTATTCTTTAGATTTAAAAGAAGGTAGACCTCCTATTTCAATATATCCAGAAGGTTTCTTTATTGAGGATTATACTTATAGAGATGTTAGTGATAATACTGTCTTAGATGAAAATAATGGAAGATTCTGTGTTACTCCAGAATTTCCAAATGGTACTTATGCATATTTTGCGACTATTGATATTTCTGCAGCAGCATCTTCAGGACCATTTGATGGATATAAGGAACCGCAATTCCCATATTTAATTGGTGATAACTATAATTCTGTTCCTAATAGTTTTAATCACGATATTACTTCAAATCAAGATCAATATAATTTTGATGGGTGGTTTAGAAATACTCAACCTTATAATTTGATTAGTACTGAACTTAATTATAAGTATATTTCTATTCCTAATGATTTAAAACAGACTGTAGATATTGTTGGTACTACTCCAGGTACTATTACTAGTATTGGAATTCAAACTGGTGGTATATTACATCAAGTTGGTGATAAAGTTAATTTTGATAACACTAATACACAGGGTGTGGGTGCTGCTGCTAGAGTATCACATCTTGATGGAAAATCTGTAACTAGTGTTAGTGTTGCAAGTAGTGTAATTACTGGTGTAGAAATATATCCTTCTAATGTTGATGGAGAATATGAAATTGTATCTCCTTACCCCCACAATTTCTATAATACTGAATTACTTACTGTTAGTGGATTATCTACAACTTCATCCAAAATTGGTGGTACTTACAATATAGGTGTTAGTACTAATACATGGTCATTGACAGGTGTTGGTGATACTACAATTTCTGTAGATGCTGTATCAGCAACAGGAATAGTTACATTTTTAAATATTGCTGGTAATTTATCCAATAGTGTAATTAGAAGTAATGATATTTTAGGAATAGGAACTGAGCAAGTAAAAGTTTTAAATGTAGAACCATTATATTCTAGAATTAGAGTATTAAGGGAAATAGATGGTACTGTTGGATCAGCTCATTCTGTAACAACAGTTGTTTATGAAAGACCAAAGAGATTAACTATTAATGCTGGTTTTAATACAACTTATAATTCTAAAGTCAATAATGAACTTTATTTCAATCCTATTCATAGTGTTGGATTAGGAACTCTTACTGGAGTAGGTGTAGGAACTGTTATTGGTCTTAATAATCCAGGTGCAGGTATAAGCGAAATCTTTATTCCTACAAAATCTTTATATATTCCTAATCATGGGTTTGAAACAGGAGATAAACTTACTTATTCTGCAAATACTGGTCTTGGAATTTCTATTGCTTATAATTCTGGTGGGGCAGTATCAACCTTACCATCTACTGTCTATGTTGCCAGGATTAGTGAGGATTTAGTTGGTCTAGCAACAGTAAGAGTTGCTCTAGGTTCTACTGGTACCTTTAATGGCGTTGATAGTGGGTTTAAAGCGTCTACAACCCTCTTCTTTACTGGAATTGGTACGAATACCTATCATAGTCTTAAAACCACTTACAAACCCATAACTGGAGAAGTTTCTCAGCACATTGTTACAGTTGCTACTGCTCAAACTCATGGATTATCAAATAATGATATAGTTAATGTCTCAGTTAATCCTATTAATACTACAACACATATTGTTAAGTATAACAAGTATAATAGAAGACTTGTAGTTGATCCTAAGACAGTTGTTGCTGCTAATGTAAACATATCTAATAATTCATTTACTCTTGCTAATCATGGATATTTAACTGGTGATAAAGTTATTCATAATGGAAATGGTTTAACTGATAATAGAATTTATTATATTGTAAAAGTCGATAATAATACATTTAAATTATCTGAGACATATTATAAGTCTACTCAATTAAAACCAGTTATTGTTAATGTTACAAGTGCTCAAGATGCAACATTTAGTGCTATTAATCCACCATTAAAGGCATATAAAAATTCTACAGTAGAATTTGATTTGTCAGATTCATCTCTTTCTTATATTAATCAGGCAACATCTTATGCAGCATTTGAATTTAATTTTTATACTAATAAAGATTTCACAGAATTGTGGAATACAAGTAAAACAACTAGAAACTTTGAAGTTCAGAGAACTGGTACTCCTGGTATAAGTGCAGATGCTAAAGTTAGCTTAAAGGTAGATGAAAATATTCCTGAAATATTATATTATAAATTAGATCCTATTTCTGAAAGTGATTTACCTGATTTATATAAAAATATTATTATAGATCCTGTAATTACTGGTAGTGAGATTGAATTTAATAATAGCGATTATAATGGAGAATATTCAATTACTTTTGGATCTACTACTTCATTTGAGTATTCTATTCCAAATATACCTGAAAAGACTTCATATACCTCAACATCTTCAGATTTAAAATATAATACTACTTCTAAAACTGCTTTTGGTTCTATTAATAAATTTGAAATTACTAATGATGGGCAAAATTATTATACTCTTCCAGGTATTTCTAGCATTACTTCTAGAATAGGTAAAAATGCTTTAGTCGAAGCAAAGAGTAATACTATTGGAAAAATTACAAGAACTAAAATTAAAGATATTGGATTTGATTATCCTTCTGATCCTACATTGACACCTAGTGTTAATTTACCGCAATTTGTTACTATCGAAAGATTTGGAACTTTAGAGTCTGTAGGAGTAACTTCTGTTGGAAAGGCATATGGTATTGCACCAAAATTAATTGTTTTAGATGGTGAAACTAAAGAAGAATTACCTGGTGTTGATCTAAAATATACTTTAGGTAATTCTAAGATAGAAATTTTGAATAATAGTACAGGTATGTCTTTATTACCTCCAACTATTCTTCCTATTGAAAATTCAAATGGTGTTGGTATTAGTACTATTTCATATAATCCTAATACTGCTGATGTAACTGTTGAATTAAATGTTGGATTTAGTACTGCAGATACCTTCCCATTTAATGTAAATGATAAGGTGATGGTGGAGAATATAAGTGTTGGAGTTGGTTCAACTGGATTGGGATATAATTCTGTTAATTATAATCATCAGTTATTTACAATTACTGAAACTCATCCGAATATAGGTGGAATAGGAGCAACAGTTACCTATAATATGGGTACTTTAATTGGTGCTGGTAAAACTATTGGAGAGTTTGTACCTGCTAACTCTGCTGGTAGAATTATTCCTGAAAAAGATTTCCCAGTATTTGAAACAAAATTAACAACTACTGAATTCTTTGTAGGTGAAGAAGTTAAATCAAATTCTGCATCTGGTATAGTTGAATCTTGGGATACTAATGATGGTATTTTAAAAATATCTGCAAGAGGCAGTTTTGTAGAAAATGAAGTAATTAAAGGTCAATCTTCAAATACTCAAGGAACTGCATCTTCAATAACTTCATATGATGCTCATTTTGAAATGGGTGCATTTGCTAAAGTAGAAAAAGGAAATCAAACTGATTCAGGTGTCCTTAATTATAGTATGCAAAGAATCCAGGATAGTTTTTATTATCAGTGTTTTGCATATTCATTAAGATCTAAAGTTGATTTTGATACTTGGGATGATCTTGTAAGTAGTACTAATCATACTTTAGGATTTAGAAAATTCTCTGATTATCAATTAGAGACTAATGAAGAAATTAATGCTTCAGTAGGACTATCTACTAATTTAACTTCTTTTGAAGTTATTAATGATTTAATTGGAGTTGGGGATTTAAATTGTGATTATAATTTTGATTTAGTAAAAGAAAATTCATTAACATTAGATTATAAAATAGCATCTGATGAAATAATCTTTAATAGTAAAGTTCTTACTGATTATTTTGAATCAATTGGTAATAGAGTGCTTTCAATTGATGATATTAGTCCACAATTTAATAGTCATCCTAGAGCAACTGAATTTAGTGTTGCTGGAACTTTTAAATTAGCAAATACTCGTTCTGCAAAATTTATTACCTTTATAAGAGATAAGAGATTTATTGGACAAAGACAATTAATGGTTGTTGATCTTATTCATGATAGTTCTATTGCATATTTGAATCAGTACGGTAGAGTTGAGACTCAGTATGATCAAGGTTCTTTTGACTTTGTTATTTCTGGTAATGAAGGACAATTATTATTCTATCCTACTAAGTCTGCAGTTAATGACTATTGGGTCATGGCTCTTTCTTATAATATGAATGATAATTTCGTTGCTACTGGTGCTACAAGTTTGGGTGGAGTTGCAACCATTGATTCACAAAGTGTGCAAGTAGCGTCTGGTACCCCAACTACTATTGTAAGTATTGCTACTACATATCGTTCTATTAAATCACTTGTCAATATTACTGCAGATACAGGTCTTCAGAATAATGAATTTGAAATGGAAGAGTTGAATATTATTCATGATGGAACTGATGTAGAATTAATGGAGTTTGGACAGTTAACTACAACATTAACTCCTTGGGCTAATTCTGGTTTTGGAACTTATAGTGCTTATATTGATGGAGGTAATGTAAAGGTTGATTTCCATCCAAATGCAGGAATAGGAACAACTGCAGTAGTTAATACAGTAAATGTTGCTATGGCAGCAGCTGCAACTGGTATTGGAACTGCTGATTTAAAACATGCAAGAATAGAGGCAAGAACTACTGCAATTGCTTCTAATGCAAATCCAACACCTACAGTTATTGCAGATTTCCCAAGTCAAGTGGGAGCAACTGATCAAGCATATGATGCTGGATATTTCGTACTTCAGGTTACTGATACAACAAATAATAGATATCAGATGTCTGAGTTTATTGTTGTTGATGATTATGTTGAAGAACAGGGAACAGGTAATACTTATGATGTTGAGTTTGGTAATGTAGAAACAGTTGTTGGTCTTGGTACTTTTGGATCTAGATTGAATATTAATGCTGGAGCAACTACTAATATTGAAATTGTATTTACTCCACTACCAAATATTGATGTTACAGTTAATGCTTATACTAATGCATTAAGAATACAAGATGATAATAAGACTTCAATGAGTCTTGATGAAGCAGGATCAGTAAATGCATTCTTTGGTGATTATACTGGTACTGATAGAGATATTAAGAGAGCATTTAATTTAACACATAATAATTTTGAAATTTTCCAAAGAAGTTTTGAAGGAAATTCAAGTTCTATTGTTAGTGTTGATGCCAATACTATTAGCATTCCTAATCACTTCTTTGTAAGTGGTGAAAAGATTAAGTATGCACATGCTGGAGCAGGTTCTACTCAGGCAATAGAGATTACTAATACCAATTTCCCTGATTTAGGTGTATCTACTACTTTTGTACCTAGTGAATTATACGCTGTTAAGATTGATGCTGATAAGATTAAATTAGCATCTAGTGCTACAAATGCACTTAAGGTAGTTCCTGAGGTACTTGATATTACTAGCGTTGGTATTGGTACATCACATAGATTCGTTTCTACTAATCAAAATCCAAAAGTTATTGTTGCTTTAGATAATATTCTTCAGTCTCCAATAGTATCTACTGCACAAACTACTGTTCTTGCAGATGAAATATTCACAACTAATGATTTAATTCCATTTAGTGGTATAACATCATTCTTCGGAAGTGATCTAATACAGATTGAAGATGAAATAATGAAGATTGAAGGTGTGGGGATTGGTAGTACTAATATGGTAAGAGTTAGAAGAGGATGGTTAGGAACTCCACTTGCTGGATATGGAACTGGAACTTTAATTACCAGGGTAAATGGTAATTATAATATTGTTGATAACACACTTAATTTCTCTGAACCTCCTTATGGAAATATCCCAGAGAGTTCACCATTAAATCCACCAGATTCTAGAGATTGGGTAGGAATTTCTACAAGTTCTACTTTCCAAGGTAGATCATTTATGCGTAGTGGAGTTCCCAATACAACTAATGAAACTTATTATAAGAATTATATTTTTGATGATATTTCTGCTGGATTTAATGGTATTAATAAAGACTTTAGATTAAAATCAAAAGGTCAAGATGTATCAGGGATTTCTTCAGAAAATGGAATAATTTTAGTTAATGATGTATTCCAAGGACCAGGTGCTGACTATAATTATCAACTTTCTGAAGCATCAGGTATTACTACAATAACCTTTACTGGAGGGGCACTTGATGTATCTACTTTAGATAGAGATGCCAATGCTACTAAGCGTCCTCTTGGTGGTACTATAGTTTCTGTTGGTTCAGTTGAAGGGTGGGGATATCAACCATTAGTTGCCGCTGGTGGTACTGCAATTGTAAGTACAGCAGGAACTATTACTTCTATTAGTATTGGTAACACTGGTTCTGGATATAGATCAGGAATTCAAACTGTTAATGTTTCAATTCAACAAGAAAGTCTTACTAGTATTGATAAAGTTGAAATTGGTACTGCTACTGTATCTGATGGACATGTAACAGGAGTTGCACTTACTAATTCTCAAGTATTCTATAAACCCAGAAGTATAACCAATGTAGGATATAGTTCAATAACAGGTATAACTGAAATCAAGACATTCCAACCTCATGGTTTAATTCAAGGTGATGAAGTTAGTCTTTCTGGAATTGCATTTACATGTACTTATTCTGGTCCTAAGTCAATTACAGGATTTGCTTATAGTGCATCAACTGGAATTGCAACAGTAACAACATCTGG